TTCCTCGCAGAAATGCAATGAAACAAAATCTTTCAAATTTATTGGGAGATAAATTTGATCCAGATAAGACAGAAATAGCAAATATGTTATTGAATGGATATATAAGAATTTGGGATTGCGGTCATGCAAAATATATTTTAGATTTATAGATATTTAAAAGCCCTCTGAAGAGGGCTTTTTAATATAATGTATTTATTAATTATTATTGATTATCTAAATGAGATTGACCCTTTCCAAATACAAGCCATTTTTTATCTAAGTTTTTAAGTCTTTCAATTTTCTTATTACCTGAACGTACATCTAAAGCATGTGTACCAGCACCAATACCTAAACCAGCAAGAGTACCAATACCACTACCAATTAAAGCTGCTTTTTTATTACCTTTTGTTACCATTCCTACAGCAGCACCAACACCGCCATATAAAGCTCCCATTCCACCTATAATTGGTTTTTTGTATTTTTTATATGTATTTAAAGCTTTTTCGTGTTTTTTAACATAATATTCACTTTCTTTAGGTCCAAGCTTTCTGACATGCACACCTAAAAATGCTAATTTGATAATACTCATTTTATACCTTCTACATTTGACTGCGACCAAGACCGCGAACAGGAACTAAACGATCAAAGGCGAAACTAATACCTTCAACCATAATTAACTGACCGGCAGACTGAGTAATATTATGAGAATTGATTTTTGTACCTTCTGAGTAAATACCACCAACTGCATTACCTGCAACGTCTTGGAAATATATACAAATACCAAAAGGAGCTTTAAGTCTCTGATCCCAGCAAGAAATCCAAAGATCAGTATCCTTATGACCTTGCATAATCTTGTCAGGCTTATCCATTAACTTTTTCCAAGCATTTACAGTAAAGTCCTGAGCAGGACCGGAACCTGTAGCCATACCTTGTAAGGCTAAAGCGGTAGGATTACCATCATCATCATAGAGATTGCCATAAGCATATCTCATAAGTGATGGGCCATTATATACAAGACGTGACATTGAGCCACCACCTACAGGCACACCGTTTAAGATATGAACTCTCATTGAGCCAATCTCAGGTAAACGCTGTTGAGGTATCTGCTGACTAATTGCAATGTTTGGCGTTAAACCAATCTTCACAACATCAAAAGCAGCTGTAGCTTTAGCAGGTCCAAAGGCGATTAATGTAGACTCAGCGGCAATAAATAAGCCGGGAGTTGCCATATTCTCATCTAATTGGACAAATGACTCACGCCAATTCCAATTAGATGCACCATCACCACTGGCACCTAATAAATCTGCAATCTGAAGTCCATTATTGCTCGCCATTTAGTCATCCTTATTTAACAAAGATTTTAACATTAATATAGTTGGCAGGATATCCTACTTCAACTGTTACAGCAATCTCAACGGTTCCAGGGGGTAAATCTTGATTTTGGCCTTCTAAGTTAGCGCGGATAACCAACTGTGAGTAATCAATAATTAAGCTCCCGCAATATGGAGCTTTATTTGTTTTAGCCGCAAATAAATACTGCTTTAATACATCATCAAGTTGGGTTAATAAATCTTGGGTAATATTATATTTGCCAATAAAAGGCTTAACTAAACTACTAAGATCAAGCGATAACTTATCTACAGCTTTTGTAATACTAAATTCTTGTTCTTGAATTGAAGCTGTTGAAGTTGTCTTTTGATGACGAGCATAAACCTGCCCCCCTGGAGCATCCTGTACTAATACGAATACGCCAGCATTACTCATCACATCTAATTGAGCGGGTGAGAAGTAAGTATTTGAATAATGTAATGTATTAGGACCAGCAAAGCCTAAGTTAGTAAAAGATTGTTGAGCAGGATAAGCAGAAATCGCAGCAGCGGTAGCAGCAGCAATAACTGATCCATTTACTAAAGTCCCATTACCATCCCAATCAGCTTCAGGGGGCCAAACATAAACTACTCGCTTTGAGCCATATGAAGAAGCTACAGCAGCAACCCCGGCAGCCTGTTCGTCTTTACTAAGATGATGGACTACGTTAAACGTAAACTGTTCGCCGGTTGTAATGTTTAAGTTAGCGGCTGTCATGCCTAAAGCGACACCGTTTAAATAAGCGTCAAACTTAATGGCAGTTTCACTAGAAACTTCTGTTACCAGTAATTTATCATAAATTACAGGATTAACGCCACTCTTGAGTAGCAAACCGGCTAAAATGCCAGTTGCAGAAGGGTTAGTAATACTGGTAACAACAACTTCATCGCCAACTTTAACGCCATCGGTTAGAAATGTTTTACCAGTAATGGTAATTGTAATTGACATGATTTCTCCGAATTAAGAAAGTGTGGCAAATAAAGCTGTACCAGTTGAATTTATTTTAGTTGTAACTAAAGCTGGAGCAGGAAGAATTGCGGCTCTAAATGAACTTATGTCAGGCTGAGACATTGCAATTGCATGAGAAGCAAAGGCGTTTCTTACTGTTGATGTTTGACTAAGAGGTACAAGTAAGTAACTGTCTTTACGTGTAGCAATATCTGATAATGCTGTAGTATAACTGGCATCACTATTATCAGCTAAGATATAAGCAAGAATTTTCTTACCACCATTAGCTGAAGCCATTACTTGACCAAGGCAGAACCCTAATGGATTCAGAATATTTACACTCATATCTTTAACTAGCTGATCTTGATTAGTTACTTCATAGAAACCTTGTAAATCTTTTCTTAAAGCTACATAAGAAACATTTACCGAATCGCCAGAAACTACATTGTATGTTTGATATGTTAAACCATTGATTGAGAAAGATGTTGTTGAATAAGTGGGTGTAGTTAAAACACAATTAATATCACCAACATTTCTGGTGATATTAAACGTATCGGTAGTAGCAACAGCAGGGAAACTAATTGTTTCTACTGTTGTTACATGAGTAGAATCAATTACTGTAGCGATTGTGAATGTGCCATGATTAGCAGTTACCATTGTAATCTTATCGCCAGCTTTAGCATTTGTAAACGCACCAGCGGTACCAACGATTGTGTTACTACCAGCTACCAAAGTTGTAGCTACTGCGATAGGAGCAGCATTAATCATTACCCAAGCATTCTTAACTTTTACTTTTACCGATGTAGTATCAATTACTGCAAGAGGAATAACATTGGGATATGTAATTGTTGTCAGAGTTGTAACTGGCAAAGTTAAAGAAATGGCAACATCAGTTTCCACTTGATTAAGTGGTCCAACTAAGCAAGGCAGTAATTCACTATCAGCTAGATTCTGACTAGCGCGAAGTGAAGTCTGAAAAACTGATACTTTAGGGAGATTGTATGACATATATATCCTTTAATCAATATTTATGATAGTTGAATCATTGAGTTTAACTTGAATTTTTTCCAAAGCATTAAGACTTAACATTCTAGCTTTGTACATTCTTTGCATTTGAACTTGAGTTATTACGGAAGTGATAAATGATATATTACCTTTTTCGAAAAGTTGTGGTGCTGATACTGTTACAGATCCTTGTGATTGTAATCCTAATGATCTTAAAGGTCTTGTATCAAATGATAAAAATGATGAAACAACTGATGCCAAAGCTTCGGACTGAATATCACTCTCTGATAAACATTCTACCACAATTGGGAAGGAAACCAAATCAGAATATGAAGTTAATTCGCCATTTTCTGTTATGGAAAATAATTTACCTTGTGCCTGAGTACCATTAACTCCAGTTATTAAATTCCCCCTGGAAACAAAGATAGCTGGACGTTTGTTTCTATATTTTTGTTCCCAATCAAACTTTGTAGTTATGGCAAGAGAATCATATGAATCAGCTTTATTTAAATCATCACCATATACAGTGAAACCAAGTTCTTTGTTAATAGTAAACATTTCTCTTAGAAATAAAACCATAGCTGTAACACCATAGTTACCAGCATTAAAATTTTTACTATATACAAAATCTTTATATGTTGTCACGATTGCTTCCATTCACGTCTAAATATACTAAATTCATCTAATGTATAGGCATCCATATCAACTTTAAGTAATTGTGCTGGATGATCTGCTTTTAATTGGGTCATTGATAACATTTGTCTAACTGTATTACCGGCTATAGACGTTGGAATTACAGATCCAATTAAATATCGCTCTGATGGTTTTTTCAAAAACACAACTATATCATCAGATTCAATAATAACTCTATTTGAAGTCCATCCAGACAATACAGTTTGTTCTGTTACACCATAATCATTTTTATCTATTTGTTTAGCTTTAGGATCTGTATTAATTTCTATTTTAACAGGAGCAAAATAACCATTATTAAATGTTGTTCCAAAACATGCACGACATTTAGGAGTAATCGTTTTGCCTAAAGATTGATCATAACAAACTGGACAACGATCACCAAATTTTTTACGAGCAAAATGTAAACACTCTTGACCATTAAATCTTCTTAATAATAACTGTTCTTGTGTTGATATATAATCAGTAATATAATTACTTTCTTCGTCGAATAAACACACTAAATTAGAATAAAAAACATGGGAGTTTAAATCAACTCCCATGATTCTATAATAAAGTCTTTGATCTACCATTCCTCTTTGAGTTACTTTATCAGAAAATCCAAAAGCATAAATTGGATCTGTAAATAATGGTGTCCAGGGTCCATTGGGAGATTCTGATAATTCTAAGATATAACCAAATTGAGCTACAATTTCTCTAATATCTGGCTCAACTGTCCAGAAAAAAATTGTTTCTTCATATGTAACATTTCTAGCTTCTAGCCTTATTTGCATATTCACCTAATTCTAATACTAACAAATCATTAAATTTTTTACCAATTTGGGCAGTATGTCGTTTAATAAATTCCATATCACCCATTAAAGCTGGATAATATTTAGTAAAGATAATATCAAGGCTATTAAGTTTATTGGCTGAATCTAATTCACCGATAAAACTTGAATTCATAGATTCAAATTTTCCAACTCTATCTCGAATATAAGCGGTTGCATATTCAAAAAACTTAGGATTACGAAGGGCTGGAGGTAAATGCTTTAAATGAATAACAAGAGCGTTATCAAATGGTCTAATAACTGATTCAAATGTAAAACAAGTCATTTCTTCTGAAAAAATTTCAGGCATACCATTTGTATCAATAGGGTTTTCTCTAAACTTTCTCATTAACTCTTGGTCACGTTCTGTAATTGGATTACCTTGACCGGCTTTCTTCCTTAATTCTTGAAACATATTTAACCTTTTCTATCAACAGGCATTATTGATTTGGCTTTCTCGGATTCGAGAATATTACCATCATTAACTTTATAATAAATAACGAGCTTATAATGCATTGGATTCTCTTTGTCTTTTGTAGAGTATTCTTTAATAAAAGTTATTACAATTTCTTTAGCCCAATGCTTATTTGTTAGATCATCATATCTTTCTAAATTAGCAATTGAAATAATTTCACCAAAGAAACTATATTGTTTCTTTTTCTTTTCTTCCATATCAGGTTTGTCACTATATTGAAAAATTACAAAAGGATTTCCAAAAATATCAAACCTAATATCATTATCGACAACTGCATATTTATGAGGATTATTAATTACTTTATCTAAGGCTAAAACATAATTATTTAAAGAATCAATATTGGTTAATTCATAATACTTTGAACAAGATTTCATTAATGGTGCTTTTTCCATTTTATCCTACCAGAGTTTAGTTCCTAAGATGCCACTATTTGCTTTTTCCCAAAATTTATCACCAAATGCCTGAAGTTTATCAGAACTAGCTATTCTTTTAGCTCTATCTTCAGGAAATGCTGTAAAAGCATTCGCTATACCTTTTCCAATTTTTTGATAATGCCATTTATTAGAACCTTCTAATTGAGATTTCCAATAATTATCTGCAAAATATTCTTTATACATTGTAGGAATTATTTTACCTTCCTCGTGTAAGAAGTTTGTTCCTTTTCTTAAAGATCCACCTAATGCGCCACCAATAAATCCACCCTTTAATGTAGATTTTAATTTATGGTCATTATCGCCAACAGTATATCCAATGGCAGCACCACTAATAAGACCAGTTCTAGCTATTGGTAATTTTTGAAACTCATCTAACTTAGAATATATCTTATTGCCTTTTGTTAATAATTTTTCTATATTCTCGATATTATATTTACCTTCATTTGTTATAGTTTTATCAAGAATTGATTTAATCATCATATTAACTGGAGTTTTCTTTGTATGAATATCTTCTAATGCTTTTCCGCCAAGTCTACCAAATTGGCCTAACTGAGCATCTAATAATGCGCCGCGCCATTTAGTAGAATCTTGAACCATTCCTTTACGTATATTGGCCTCCATATTTGCTAATCCAGCTAAAGTTGCTCTCTGAATTCTAGGTCTAACAATACCTTTGGTCTTTGAAAAAACATATTTAAATGGATCACCACTTTTAGCTGCGCGCATACCAAACCCAAGGGGTAATAATGATGCTGATGTAGTTGTTAGCGAAATAGCTAATTTAATCAAGCTCATATTATTAAACCTTATTAGTTCTAGGTGGTTTTACTGGATTTGTAACTGCTGTTGGCTGTGCTTCTTGAATACCGTTAAGTTGTGCAATTACTTTATTATAAGTTTCTGGATCTTGCATTTGAAGATTACGTAATTCTAATTGACGTTGTTGATAATTTAAGGTATTTAACTTATTGACAAATCCTTGAGTTGTCGTAGCAATAAAACCATCTGTTAAATTAGATTGAGCAGATTGTGTTTCTTGGCCTTGAACTAATTGAGTTTTAATGCCAACATCAACCTGATTAATATTATTTTTCTCAGAAACTTCTTTATTAACATTAACTGCTGCAATTTGTCTAGCGGCTTGAATTCTTTCGACAAATGGTTTATCATCTTCCATCTGTTTAGCCTCAGCCGCAACATTAATGCCTACTTGTCCTAATGCCGTACTTTCGCTAATACGACCTTGAGCACCTAAAGCAGAAAGTAAGTTAATCTGTTGAATATCATCAGCCATTTTGAATGGTTTCAATTTAACATTACTTGGGGCTTCTTTTCTACTCATTTTCGCTAAGTATGTCACAAAGAAACGAACAAATTGATTTTGTTTATTAATATAATAAAGAAATAAATTTTCAAGCATTCTTAATGAAATATTAGAACCGCTCCAAGTCATGCCACCATAAATTAATTCTGGTGGAATTCCTAATTGAGTAAGAATACGGCGATCTTGCAACTCAATTTCTTCACGTAAAGACATAGCTTTCCCTTGACCACCCAAGGCTTGATATCCAAGTGGAAAGGGAACAACCCCAATTTCGTTAGGATCGTTCTGCTGTCTCTTTAGTTGTGTAGTTACGATACCCATCCAGGCAGCACCATCAATTTTACTTAATGGATCTTGCCCCCCTGGAGTAGCTGTAGGGAAAATAAATCTATTAGGAATTAAATGATCAGATGCAATAGTCTCTTGAGCTTTTCTTAATACAAAGCTCATGAAAATATCTTTCCAAGCTGAGAAGAAGAATGGCTTAGAAAGACCTTCCCATTCAGGCTCAGTAATTCCTTCATGTTCATAATGAAAAGTTAAATCTTCAGGAAGTTCAATAATTGGATTTTGAGGATTTTGTTTACAAGCTAATAAGAATGTTTCAGGAACGTTAGATACAACGAACCGATCACCCTTAAGAATAGGCTTGACATATTTATCTTCAATACGATAGAAGATTTTCTTTTTACCAGCAATACTAAGATTTCTTACTTTAATAAATTGAATTGGCCAGCGTTGAATCTTAACCTTTTTAATAAAGTCGTCACCTTCAAGATATTCATCTTTAACTTTCATGATACCTTGAGCGCCACATTCTTTATTTAAGCATTTAGCATAAAATTGGAAGTCGCGGAATTTCCAGTCAATTTGTCTATCTTCTTCAGAAATACAATGTGCCCTATAATTTTTACATTTAGGGCAAACTAAATATCTCTTAAATGGAGGAACGATTGATACGATACAATTACCAAATGTATAATAATCTTTACCGTTCTTTACTAATTCATCTTGAATACATATTTGATTATTTAATAAATCACTCCAATAATCTTTGTTCTCACCAATATCATTTTCGACAAGAACTGGAGTAATAGGATAACGAGCCATTGTATCCGTAATACGATCTAATAGACCAGATGATTCGTTAAGGATTATTGCCCATTTAAAAATTTCGTTCAGTGTCTTAGGACGCTGAAAATGTAACATGTTGAAGAACCTGATCGGATAGTCGATGCCATTTAGAGGATAACGTCTACCCGTTTCAGGTGCTACAACAGATGTAGTAGATATATTAGACATTGATCACCAAATATTTCTCAATAGCTTGATGTTTTAATTTTTGCATAGCCTTCTGTTCTTCATCAAGTTCTACTGAATGAGAAATTTCGTCTAATTCGGGTTGGGCAAAGTCAAGAACTTTAGGAAGATAAACCCATCCTTCTTCTTTAGCAAGATGAGCAATATATTTCTTAATTTCAGTATGCCATTCTTCTTTAATGCCTAAGATATGTAATGCTTTAGCTATATGAAGAATAGTTGGAGGATCAAAAATATCGACGTTAGGTTTAACGCCATTTAATACATAAACAAGTTTTTCAAAACTAAATACGTTACCTAATAATCCAGGGTTGGATTTCAATGCTTTTAAAGCAAAGATTTTCTCAAGTTGAGTTTCACTCAACT